TATTTCCAGACTCTTCATCTGTAATTTGTTTTCCTTGTAAATAGTTGTATTTATTGGCTTTTTTCATACCTTTAATTTCTTTACCAATGTTATGAAATTCTTCTATATCTTTTTCATCCATCATTTTTTTGTCTTTCTTTTTTATTATTTAAAGATTGTTGGTAAGATTCATTTAATTCTTCTTTTTCTTTTTGACCAAATATTTTTTCAATATCTTTTTTAGCATTATATTTTTCATTTAAATTTATTTTTTTTAAATCTTTTACTTTTACTTTATCACTTATAATTCCTTGTTTCTTCCATTTATTATATCCTTTAAGCCAGTTAGGGTTGCCTTCATCTTTTTTATTAATGATGCTTGAAATTTCATCTATGTTTTTCCAAGTAATTTCATCAAATCTTTTTCTATACTTATCATTAGATACTCTAGATTTACCATCCCATTTACGTCCTTTATCTTTACTCATAATACTACCACCAACATATATAATGACAACACCGTCATTAAACCTAAAAAACTAAATATAAAAATAAATATTTTATTCATTGACTTTCTTTATTGCGTTTAAGGATACCTTTTCAGCCACATTACCGGAAACCGAGATCCGTGTTCCGTCACTCGTGAACGGTGCTACATAATGTTTACACCAAGCAGGAAAGATAAACATATCTCTTTCCTCGGGAAATGCAGCTTGATACGTGATCGCCTGTCTATCTCCCTCCCCATACAAGAAACTAATCCCTCCAGGTCCACTACTCTTACCTTTAAATTCTTTATGTTCTTTTTTTAAAGACTCAGGTACACTTAAGTATATGACAAAGGACAATTGATCTGAATGATCGTGTGGTGGATTAAACTCATGTTTCTTCTGAAAGTTAACCCATAGAGCACTCATTAGATACTCTGGCTTTCGTTCATGCTTTTGATTCTTCCACATCTGCCATGCTTCATCATATACTCCAAGTATTTGAGAGAAATAAGGTATAAAGAGACTTCTATCTCTAAATTTGTATTCTTCTTTAATGATTCCTGCTAATTTGTCTTGATATAAATTTTCTTTTTTTCTAGATTTATTAGCTTCTTTAATAAGTAACTTATGAAACTCTTCTGATATTTTAATTTTTAAAACACAAGGACCCCAATTAAATATTCCGTAAGTAGCTTTTTTACCAGGCATATTAGTTTCTATAGTTTTTTCCAAGATTCCTCACTATGTTTTTAGACCAATCATATAAAATTTTATTGGTATATAAGTTTTTCATTTTATTAGCCATGACACATACAAATTGTATATTGCCTTTCTCATAATATTTATCAGATCGCTTTCTATCGATAGACATATTAGTTAATATATCTCCCTTACCTAAAGTGTAAGTCATCTCTATACCAGATAAAGGGCATATCAGCCCTCTTCTTTTAACTTGTCGTTTGTATATATCAATTAATTGTTTATAAGTTAATAATACTTTTTTTCTACCTCTTTTACTTCTACAATCTTGTTTTAAATTCATGAGTCTTCGTCTTATGTAAGCTTCTGGAGTTCTACTGTATTTGTAATTATCATATTTGACTCTACATTCTCCACACTGTGCCTGTATTCTTCTAACCTTTTGTGTTTTAGTTTTATAAAAAGACTTCCAATGAAATCTTAAAATACTTTTTCTTTTACCACACTTAATACACTCACGTGTTTTACCAAATAATTTAATCTTTAAAGGGTCATCTCCATTAGGATACTTTCTAATTGATTTTCCCTCTCTATTTAATTTATTGTATATGCCTTTCTTACTCCACATTAAAAATCTATTCCTTGTGTTACTGCGTGTTTTAATACTTGAACAATTAACCGACTATCCTGCTCGGGTTTAGCGCAGGAAACTAAAGTAACCAATACAAATAGTAATATTATTTTTTTAATCATTGTAATGTTTCTTTCTTATAAGGTTGTACATCGGTCTTAGCAATCTTCTCCATCATCTTTTCATAATCTTCCGGAGTCATTATTGTTTTATAAATCCGTGATCCAATAGCCATCATCGATGCAGCTACTAACCCTGGGTCTGTACCTTGACTTAATCTCGCAGCTGTTTCAAATAACTCTTGGTATATTTTTCCTAATTCTTCGTCCGGATAGTGTGGTGGTTTTTTATCGTTCTCGTTCATTGGAGTCCTGCTTGTTTTACTAATTCTTTTAATTCTAGCACGGTCAAACCATATTTTATTTCACCCTGTGACTTACATATATCACATTGGACAATCATATTATAAACTTTAACATAACCATTTCCTTTACAATGGTCACAGATTTTCATACCCTCTTTCATCTTTTAACCATAATATAATTATAGATAGGATAAGAAATAATATTTCCTTCTTTATCCTTTTGTAAATTAGTTACTTTCTTTTGAACTAAATCTACAATTCCTGTATAATTACATCCCCATTCTCCTTTAGTGTGTCCTCTGTATTGATAATTCTTTTTCTTTTTAACTATTTCGTCATAGTCCATAGCAAGTGATCTTGCTCTACTAAATACACTGGCTTCATTCATCATCTTTTTATCAAAGGTAGTACCTGTGTAATAAACTATTTTTTCTCCTCGTTTAGCTGTTTGAACCCAATGCTCTAAATCTCGTGGAGTAACAGAACTTTGAGTCTTAGGAACGTGTCTTTTCATTTCTTCTTGTGTCTCAGTTTGTCTTTTCTTATTGACACCCACTAAAACTGTTCGCAGTGATTTATAACTAGGTGGAACAATCTTTAATTGATCGATGTACTCAATTACTTTTACAAAAAAAGATGTATAAGAACCTGGTCTATTTATTTTATCTTTAGCTTCTATTTGTAAGTCGCCTGTTAAAACATCAGCAGCCATTTCCATGGCAGCCTTAGCCATATTATTTTTTTCTGTCATTTTATTCTACTTTACTTTGCCGTTTAATTTCTTAGCTTTTTCTTTAGCTATAATTTCTACTGTCTTACTGATAGAAAGTTTAGTTCCATCCGGTAATAAACACTTAGAAAGTTTCGTCAGTATTTCGTGTGTTGCTTTTGACAACGTCACGTTTCTGTATAAATTTTTATCCATTTTTCTCCTTTTTATGCGCTATTATAACATTATTTTATAGGATAGTCAAGGGGAAAATGTCCCTTGACTACACTTTTATTTTGTGATAGAGTGTACTTTCTCACCTTTATGTACCGATTCCTCTTTCCCTCTTTGGAATCGGTCCACAATCTATACAACTATACTTATCTTCTGACCATTCGTCTGGTTTTGTAGGTTCTTTACAGACTGGACAGATATAATAAGTAGTTATTTTTAATCCTTGCTCTTTTAACTCTTTTATTTTTTTTGGACTCCAATAGTACATTATTTTTCTCTCCTATAATATATTATACCATAAAATTATGGCAATATTATGGCAGTTAAATAGGTTGTCCTACTGGTTTCTTTTCAGGAATGATTAGTTTTTCTTGAGCACAAAAGAATTTAATAATGGTACCGTATTCATTTATTTCTTTGGGACCAATCTCTTTTGCTTTTTTAATTGATTCATTATATCCTGCTATCATACATTCATAATGAGAGTTGTATAACTCTGCCATTGGAAATGGTGGAAGGCAGGAATTATATACACTGCTACACATTATCATACTAAGTACAAACTTCATCGTCCTTGACCTCTATATATTTTTCTAGAAAATTTTTTATTAGGTTTTTTTGCGTGTCTACCAGGCCTTTTTATCCTAGTAAATCCTTTGTAGTTATTAACGCCAAATTTAGGTGCTTTTGCCATCGGTATTATCTTTTTTACTCATTACATGCGGAATATAACTTATTTTACCATTTACTTTTTGTTCTATATCATTTCCACAATTTAAACATCTGTAAACTGTTTGATGTAACGATACAAAGATACTAGTCTCAGCACATAAAGGGCAGTCACCATTGACTACCTGCGCTGTCATATTAATCCCCGTCCCGAATGGTCCTTTGCCGAACATTTTTTTCCTTACGTTTATAAGCTTTCTTATTCTTTATCACAAGTTGACGGTAACGTCTATCCCTAAGAATCTTTGCTATTGGATTCTTTTTATTCAAGGATTAATGAAAGAATTTTCTTCTCTCCCATATATACTTCTACGTTTGCCTTAGATTTTATGCATTTATAGACCACTCTATCTTTAGAGCTTTTGTCCTTCATAGCATAACGCTTGGCCTTAAGACAATTTTGTAAGCTATCGTGGTAACGATGCTCTATAATTTTATGGTCCTGTAGGAGTAAAAGTGCAAATACAATTTCAACCATTAGTGTGCTCCTGTTCCGTTTCTAATTAATTTTTCAACGTCTTCATTAAGCTTCTTAACTTGTTCTTTTAAAAAATCAATGTTAACTGCATTATGTCTCATTCCCTTAATTTCATTCTCCACATCCTCTAAAATTCCTGCGATATGTTCCACCAACATGAAAAGTTCCGCCTCCCCGGAAGACTGCCCTAATTCTCCACGCGGGTATTTGATTCTAAACTCTGAGTTTAATTCCATATCTTTTTCAAATAATTCTAATTTTGTGCTGTGCTGGTTGAGCTTCTCATTGATACCGAAATAAGCCCAGGTCCCAATCGCGACCATACAGATCAACGAGGCAACCGTTTTCATCGGCATCTGTACACGTGCTTCTTCGCTTATGTTAAGTGGTTTATCTTTAGCCATTAGTTATAAGTATATCCTGTGTTTGATTGTTCTAATTTTTTAAATAGATCTTCGTGTTGTTTCATAATCTCTTCATCTGAATCCATCATACGATCCATTTGGTCTTGTAACTTTTCTACTTTTCTTTCAAGTTTATCTATTTGATTATTATGTACTGCTTGAAATGTTGATAGTTCAAAAGTTCTAGATAGACTCCAGCCTCCTAATGCTATTAGGAGTCCAACCAACATTGTTAAAATTTTTTCCATCATTTTTTATTTTTCTTCCTTTTTGGTTTCTGGTAAAGAATTCCATACTGCTTCGTCAAGTTGTTTATCCATTTTCGAAACTTTTTCTTTAACCATTTCCATATTTTGGGAGATTGAGAAGGTACGTGAAAGCGTCCATCCGGTAATAATGATGAGAATAACCAGTAATGTGGTGAATTTTTTGTCATACATTATTTTTGCCAATTAAAAAGCCAATTAACAATTTTTTTCCATAGTTTCTTAATCATCTTTTTTCTCCTCAATTTCATAAAAGAACTTATCAGTATCTTCTGTTTTCCACTTACGAGTGTCTTCGACATTCCATTCTGAAGTTTGCACTTTCCAATCAGGAACTTCGTCCTTAACAGTGAAAGATGGTATATCCCATATAATTCTATTATTGGGTTGTGCTGCATAATTACCATCATCCAAGGCCATTATGTGTGCGCATTTATGTTCATGCGGTATCTCAGAATGATCTGTGTCTACTATATTACTCTCTGGGTGTGCAAAGTCAACCGTGAATAGGTAGGCCCCATAGTGCCATTTCTTATCTTTTCCAATGTATTTGCCGGATTGTCCGTCTAGGATATCCCAAGAAGTAATAGCAGGATAATAACTAAAACAATTCCAGAGCTCCAGCTCATCAAGTCTACGTTTAGGAACTTCTTCTGCTTTAAAACCTCGCTGAATGAAGGCAGATATCGGGAGACGATAGAAGACAGCGCCATTTTCCATGATTGCATGAAAGAGTATAGGACGCCCTGTAATCGATGTAATGCCAAAGATAATACAGTCTTCGACTTCTCCATGATGCTTTTTAAGGTCATATAAATATTCTCTCCTTATTTGTGCGTATGTTACAGGTATATTTGCATTTAAATAAGCCATTGTCAATCATTCCTTTTACTTAATAGATCCCCAATTATTTCCATGTTCATAATCTACTTTGTTAGGAACTTCAAGTTCTACGGTATGCTCCATTATCTCTTTTATCTTGTCAGCATTATCACTTACAGATATATCAAGTTCATCATGCACTTGGATGTGAGGGGTAATACCTTCTTTATATAAATCTATCATTGCTTTCTTAGTCATGTCCGCAGCTGATCCTTGAATCAATTTATTTAAAGCTTTGTAAGTATAAGCACGTTTAATCCCCGGTCCGTGTTCCGCTAATGCTGCTTCATGAGGAAGTGGTTTATGTATACCGAACTGATTAGGTTCCCATAGATGAAACCTGCATAGTCTTCCAAGTAAAGTTCTAATTCTTCCAGAGTCCTGTGCTCTTTGCATTACCGCATTCATTAACTGTTTAACAAATGGAACTCTACTATGATACTTCGCAAACAAATCTTCAGCATCTTGTTTATTGGTACCTAGTTCAGCTTGTAATTTATTTTTACCCATTCCGTAGAACAGACCAAGATTTATAGTCTTGGCCTGTGATCTAGGGATTCCTGCCATCTCGGATACGATAGAGTGGAAATCTGCTTCTCCTTTTTGGTATGAATCTAGTACTTCATCAATACCCATTAAATTTTGAAGGGATGCATAATGCACTACCAACCTAGGCTCTTGTTGATTATAGTCAAAACAACCCCATCTATGGCCCTCCTCGGGTATAAATAATGACCTAATTCGTGGTCCAAGGTCTTTGTTTCTAGCTGGTATTTGCTGTAAGTTAGGATTTGAATAACTAAATCTTCCAGTTACTGTTCCTCCATTATCTGATCGAAGTTGATTAATTTCAGCATGTATTCTACCCTTGTAAGAATGTTTTAATATGGTATCAATAAATGTGGTATGGGCTTTGTTAATTTCACGGGCCTGGGTTATTAATTTCACCAGCGGGTGGGGGTGATTTGAAAGGAAATTTTTTGTAAATGATGGAGAACTTGTTTTGGCGGTTCGCTCATATGGTAGGGACAGTTTTTGAAAAACTTTCTCGATGCTGCGCGCTGCCCATATTTGAACATCTACTTGTGTTTCTTTTTTTATCTTTTGTAATAATTCTTTTTCTTGTTCAACTAATTGTTGTTTTAATTGTTGAGCGCCTTCTACGTCTACTCGAACTCCTAAAAAACGCATATCGACTAAGCAAGGAAAAAGTTCGGTCTCTAAATTAAATATAGAAGAAATATCTTGGTGTATTATTTCTTTTTTAAGTTCTTGCCAAAGTTCTAAAGTTATCTCAGCATCTTTTTCTGCATAATCTCCAACATACATAGCTGGAAGTTTATACATTTCAGCTTTTGCATCTACTCCCCATGATTTAGCTGCTTCATATAACGCAGCTTCATCTTTACCTTGTCCTATATACCTTCTACTACAACTTGTTAAATCATATCTCATTTGATTTTCATCAACGAGCGCTGATGCAATCATAGTATCTACAATTTTACCTTGAATGGTAAGTCCTAAAGACTTAATCCAACATACATCATACATTGCGTTATGAAATATTTTATCTGCATCTGTATTTAAAACAGCTTGAAACCATTTAAGAACCATAGCTCTATCCATGTTTCCACCACCCTCATGAGCAATTGGAAAATAACCTTTCCAACCTTTAACGGCTACAGCTATACCTACTACATCGCCATTTTTAGATACTGAGCCTGAGCCCATTTTAACTAGGTCTGGATCCTTGGTTTCTAAATCAATAGCTATTTCATTGTATTTAGATAAGTTTGGAAATTCCGTAGGTGGTGTCCATTCGGTTTGTGGTTTAAAAAGTGGTATTTGCATTATTTAACTATTAGCCCCCATGAGTTGTCTTTTTTTGTTGATTTATCTTCTTCTTTTTTCTCTGGATAATCACGATCAATTGCCATTTGACAATAATGAATTGCTTTTTCCAAATCTTGTTTCTGTCCCTTCTGCTTATGACGACATAAATATTTAATTGCATTCCCCTCCGCAAACGGAATATTATTTCTATTAATAAATTCTGATGGTTGAATAATCATAGATTCGTAGTGAGATCCTCCTACTTGTTTTTTATATACGTCACTCATTTGTTTCTTTTTTCCTTTCTTTATATTTTTTATAACTATATAATGCCTCCCATGCTTTACCTTTAGGACTTTGTCTCCATTTTTTTCTAGCTTTTTTTCTAGCTTCAGCATACGGATACGGTACTGGTTTATTACAATGAGGACAAATCATATTCTAAAGGCCTTATAAATATCTTTTGGTTCTACTATGTGTAAATGTTCCTTGGTCCTTGTTGCACCCACATAAAACAATCTGTTTACATCATCGGGCACTCTTTCATATTCTTTTAAAGTTTGTCTTGATAAGTCAGTTAATAATACAACATTATCTGCTTCTCCTCCCTTTACTCCGTGTATTGTAGATAGTACAATTCGCGGTTTTTTATTTAATTGCTCTCCATTCTTTCTCATTTGTCTTATGTAAGAAACTTTTTTAGATGGAGCATTATCAAATGCTTCGTACCATACATCTTTAGTTTTTAATCCATATTGATTAGTTAATTGATCTATTCCAAAGAAAGCATCTTTAATCATTATTTTTAATTTATTTTTTTCTACATGATTCTTACTCATGTAAGTGTATATTTTTTCTATTTGTTTATAATTTAATAATTGTCCCTGTCTTAAATGTTCCCAATCATTTATAGCATCATATAAATCTTGCTCATAAGATTTTTTAAATTTATTTTTGTAGTACAATCCGTTTTTATAAATCACATCTTCTAATTCATCTAACATTGATCGAGTTCTGGTAAGAACTAACCATTCTCCTTTAGACATATCTATGTGTCTAAAATCTGCATATGTTGAAAGAGATCCTTCTACTGTTCTAGGTTTCCATTGTTTTGGTATTCTATTACCTACTTTATTAATAATTTTCATAGCAAACTCATGAACTTTAGCCGGTATTCTATAAGATTGAGTAAGCTTTATGTATTCTCCACCTAATGTAATAAATCTATTTACATCTGCACCAGCCCATTTAAAAATAGCTTGATCATCATCACCTGCTATGTAATTGTTTTCTGATTTATCCCATATTGTTTTTGCCATATCCCATTGCATTAAAGATAAATCTTGAGCCTCATCTATAAACACAACATCAAACTTAGGACATACTCCTGATTTAAAATTTAAAATCATGTCATTAAAATCTACTAAGTTATATTCTTTTTTATATCTATCTAACTCGTGTGCTATAATTCTTAACTTATCAAACTCTACATCCTGGGTATGCTCTTTAAGGTCATATTGTTTTGCAATAGATATATTTCTTAATTTAGATAGCTGTATTATTCTTAAGTAATCACTTTTTGTAGAAAATATACCATTCATTTCAGTATCATTATCTTCATAATCTACAGGAAACCCTATCTTTTTCCCTAAGTCTTCATAATGTCTACGTTGCATCACGTTATCTTTATTAATTCCTAGTCTTCTAAATGCTAATGAATGAAGAGTTCTAAAATAAGGTAAATCATCTTCACTATAATTAAACTTATCCATTGCTCTGTCTCTTGCTTCATACGCAGCTTTCTGTGTAAAAGCAAAATAACCAATTTTATTTGGATCTGTTTCTTTTAAATATTTATCTACTAAATTTAAAAGAGTTGTCGTTTTTCCTGTACCTGGGGGTCCAATTACAATAGTCTTCATTTATATCTCCTAAAAAAATTTCTCCATATTGCTGATCGTATTATGGAAAATACTGTAAAAATTAATGCTATATGTATACTGTCCCACACAGTAGGATATAATCCAAAAAATGGGAAAATATATAATTGAATTAGAATGGCTAAAATTAAACCACTTCCTACATCAATAAAACTTTCTAAAAGGCATCTTAATTTCATTAAAAAATATCTTTCGGTTTAAGTTGTTTTGGTTTATAATCTTCTGATTTTTTTTCAAAAGAATCTACCATTGTTACAGTAGGTCTACTCTTTCCTAAAATAATTCTTTCAGTGGTACATCCACAATGTTCTCTTAACATTTGACTTGTTTCTTGAAACTTAACATCCCATCTTCTTCTTTGTAAAAATCCATAAAAGAAAGAATCAAATAAGAAATAATGTTTACCTTCATCAGTAAATACTGCACCTTTTTTAATATCATCTTTTTCAACAGTAGTAGAAGTTCTGTTTGTACAAAACTCTTCTAAGTGATTTTGTAATTGATCTTTTTTAGATGTTCCTTTAGGTGGTGGTATAATCTCTCTAGTGCTTAATAGTTGGTTAACTAAAATTTTCCAATCTTTTATTTTCATCGTTGGTGGAAAAATACCTATTCCTGCTATACAGGCTTCTTCAAATAAAGGTTGTTGTCTTAAATATTTAGCGCTTGGTAGTTTTAATCTTTTGCCATCTATATTTAAATAATAATAAGGTTCTTCTAATTGTATTTCTTGTAAATCACTTAACTCCGGAAACATTACAGAGTTTCCTATTCCAAATTGTCTTGTCTTACATAATTGTTTATCACATACATTACACATAGGAACATCATTACATTTCCATCCCCAATCTTTTTTCTCGTGTTGATTTTTAATAATATCTATTTCTCTTTGATCTAAATCTCCAACTATATAATTTTCATGAAACCAAGATATTTTTTCTTTCCAATTATTAGGCCATTTCTTTTTAGCATATACACCAAAATGAAATAACGCAGCATTTCTACCACCTTCAGATATTTTTTCAGCTGCCAATGTCTCAATGCAAGGAGGCCCATCAGAAAATTCTGAATCGGGCCTCTGCACCTTTATGGAACCAACATCTAGTTGTTTTACATTATTATAGATCCCATAAAATTCTTCTATAGTTGCTGCACTTCCATCGTCTTTAAATGCATAACGTGTACTTACTTCATGATTAAAGTAAGGTAAGTTTAAAAAGTTTCCTGTATCTTCTTCTGATTTTAATTCTATTTGTTTTGGAAATACTTCAGCACTTCCAAACCCTAATACTGCTCTTATCTGATTTAATTTATCTCTCATAGTTTTTGCTTCCACAAAATCTTCTGAAAATAAAAATACATGAGCCCCTCCCGATTTAGAACGACACACTACTAATGGTAATTTTAAAGTTTTAATTTTTCTAATTAATTTTTGATGATCAAAACCTGCGTAGGAATCTATATCTATACATCCCCATTTACACATGTCTTCTTCATTAATAGGAATAATACCAAGACTTGGTTCTACTCCATGTAAATGATTTTTATAATGATCTGGTGTCACTTGTTCTCTTTTAACAAATGATTTTGTTTTAAGCTTAACTCCTTCTTTAGGTGTAGTATTAATGTATGTACACCCATGGGCTCGCTTAAGTCCTGTAAATATTTCTATAAATCTATCTTCCATATTTTATCCGAGTTAAGAGGCGGATCCACTCTCGCTTCGCCGCCTCTTGTTGCAACTACTCTCCTTAGAGAATTAGTTAATATGGAACGCCGTCTGTTTTAGTTTCTTCAGTGCCGTGTTTTGCTTGAATTTCACCTTTTCCAACTCTTTCGGCAAAATTTTTAGCAATATCATATACTGACTTATCTTGAACAGGACCAACTTTTGCTACATCCCATCCAAACCATGTTCCTTTATCGTTAGATTGTTGAACAGTTTTTAGATTATAAATGTGGCTGTATGTAGGCGGAGTAAATAAACCACTCTTGCCTTGCATTTTGATCCCCATCATCATTGAGTTCCACTTACGACTTATTTTTAATTGAGTCGCTTTCATAGAAATCAAAGCGGTTGTAGGAGTATCACCCATTAGTATCACAAAGTGACTAGCCGTGTTTTCAAGATAATTACCATTAGGTAATCTATCTTTATTAGATTTGTCTCTAGTAACTTTACTTAACAAATCACTGTCTACTTCATGGATAGCAACTGGTGCTCCCATACTAGCACCTCTGTCTTGCCATTCTATATATTGTCTCTTATAGAAAACTGGCAGTACATTGATACCTTTCTCTCCGTCATAGTAATCTCCTGTGACAGTATTCAAAATCATTCCAGGTTGTGCACCTTTAATGTATTTTGCATCTCTAGAGTTAATCTCCGGAGAAAGTTGTCCAAGGACTTTTAGAAAAGGTAGTGCAAGATCATCTTGCGCTATATTCTGTGCTCCTTGGTTTGCATCAGCTTCAAAAATATTTGTAGCCAATGCTCCTGCATTTTCGCGTTTTGCGACATTTGCTTCTTGGTTCATGTTTATTGTTTCCTTTTTATTGTTGTTTTATTTCCAATGAATACATTGAAAAGTTCCGTTGGCATTTCTTTATTTGCCTCAATACGCTCACGGACTAACGCTTTTAGAGTCATGGGCTCAACCTTCAACTTTTGTGTCGGTTGATACCCACTACTCTTTGCAAGTTCAGCATAATTTGCTGCCTTGTTATCCTCGTTACGACCAAAAGACACCGAGATCTCGTTTTTAATGATATCTCCTAGTCCATTGTTACGAAGCCATGCATATGCTTTATCTTTGTTTTGAGCAGAGATACTAGCACTGTAAAAAGGTTTGACATCTACTGCAGATCCATCAGCTAACTTTAATTGAGATAAACCCATTTCAGATAGCATTGTTGGAATAACTTCTCCAGACACTCTGTCAATTTCCTTCTTTTTTTCTTTAAGAGCCTCTTCCATGATCTTAAATTGATCTTCCATTGCTCTTAGTTTTAAAACTTGATCAGATAAAGTTTTAATATTAGACGTATTATTAATAACTTCTGTTTGATCTTGTTCCATTTGTTCGGTAAGATTATTCATACTGTTCTAACTCCTTCCTAAGTAATTGTATTTCTTTCTTACATTTTTTAAATGATCGCCATACAAAATACTTTTTTAAGTAAGACAAAATAAGAGTAGGTAGCATTACTAATTGTGCTAGTCTAAAAGTAATAGGTGCTTCGGCAGCCATTGCCTGCGTCACTCTGTCACTTATCGCTATCTGTCTTTCTGTTGCTAAAAAACCTTGAATCCAATTTTCTGCGTATTCTAAACGTTTTCTAGTTTTATAATAATGACGATCTTTAAATTTATACATTCTTTTCATATTATAGTTTATAATTGTGGCAATATTATGTCGAGTGTAAATCAAATTCAATAGGATAATATTTTGCTTCTTGTTTATCCCATTTTAATAAATTAAATTTACCGTTTGTAATCTCTGCGACAATAATACCTGTTAATAATATAATAGCTGGATCCCCTGTTAATAACAAATAATCATGGGGTTTAAAATCTTTTAATAATCTTTTTAATTTTAAATAAATAGGACCTGGTGAAAATATAATTTGTGAATTTTCTTCAAGTAAAAATTTTATTTTACCATATCTAGTAGCACCTACTATATTTATTTTAGGCTTGCCTACTTTAGTTCCTGCTATTT